GATCCTACAGAACAAACTAAATTTTTAAAACAACAAGCACTTGATGATTTTTATAAAATAATAAATGAAAAAACTAGCCCCACTTATGGAAATGCTTTAACTTTTAGTCAAGATGACGTAAACAGATTTCTTAACGATGCTGAGAGTTATGTAAATAAAGATTTTGATAGGACACGTACAGGATTTGATGAAACAGGCAATGTGTACGATGTATATCAAGGTATACTTGAAGATGTTCTTGACAACGACAAAACTAGTTTAGACTTTATAGCTAGGGTTGTTACTACTGATGATATGATAGATCTTCAAGACGCAAGAAGTGGACTAACTAAGGCTTGGGACAAACTAGTTCTTAAATCTTTAGAAATAGATAATCCAGTTACACCATTAATAGAGTTTAAATCTCCTATACGTTTTTTAGAGAGAGAGTCAAGAGAGCATGAAAGATTTCAAGACTTATTAAAAAACATGGATACTGAAGAAGAAATGGCTCAAAGAGGACGCTTTTCATCTGATTTTAAAGTAACTGGAAACTATGAAAACGATAAAAATAAAATTACAATTTTTGAGCAAATATTTGTAGAGGGATTAGAAAGAGATAAAAATGTACCTACATCAAAAGGCATAGAATTAATACCTTTTATAAGAAAGTTTAAATACGCTAAAGACAGGTATGAAGACTTTTTAAAAAGTATGTCACAGGCAACAAAAAATGATTTGTTAAGATCAAAATTTATAGAAAAATATACTGAAGCTGATATAGATAATTTTATAAATAGATCTATACAACCGTTTAATGAAATTAAAGAAGAGGGTAAAGGGACTGCTAACCTTTTTGCTAGTCCTGTAAACATATCAAAACTAACAACTGAGCAATTAAGATCTGTCAGAGGAGGACAGATTAATTATGATAATCCAGAATTTTTATCAGACAAAGCTCCTGAAAACTCCCCAAATAAAATTAAATTTACAAATAATCAATCCGTAGATTACATGGTAAATGATATAAGAGACTTTTTAAACACACATGATTTCGGAAAAGATGTTGATGCTTTCGGTGTTCCTTTAGAGGATAAGTATAGGTCAAGCGTTTTTGCAAGAGATGACACTACAAATGTTCTTGACAGAGTTCTTCTTTCTGAAGACCTAGACGCAAACTACGCAAGACCTGACTCAGGATACATGAATATTATGGATTTAAGAACAGCTAGAGGTAAACCTTATTTTTTAAAAAGAGGAAGAGTCAGACGAAATGAGTCTAGAAATGAAAGAAGGGGTATAGATGTTAATCCATCAATTACTTTTGGAGAACTTTCTACCATAGGGGATGATATTAGAGATTTAAAAGAGGCATACTCTCAGTCTCCCATAGCTAATATGAGAAGAAAGCTAGAGGAGCTTTCTAGGTCTGGTGGTGACATAGATTCAAAAGTTCTTGTTTTAGATGAACTTCAAAGTGACATACATAATGATATGTTTAGAAGATCTGGAGGTGCAACAGTAAAAGAAGGTGACGCTCCTCTAGGAGAGAGTCATGATGCTTATGTTAGACGTTTACTTACAGCAGCTATAATTTTAGCCAAACAAAAAGGGATTAAAAAAATTGTAATACCTAACTATAAAAAACAACGTCAGGCTAGAGGTAGAATGTCAGAAGACATTATACAAAGAGCTTATAAAAATGGTGTAGAAAGAGCTTTAAGATTTTTTAAACAAGAGACTGAAGGAAGAATAAAAACATATAAAACAAACGAGCTTTTGTATACAACTTCTGGCAATGAAACAGGTAAACTTGACGACATCGCTAGTGGCGATATTATTGATCTGGAGGGTTTTACATTTGATCCTAAAAAGGGTGATGTCTTTAGATATAACGAAGGTGGGTTAGCTGCCTAACTAAAAAGGGGTAATACTATGGAAGAGCAAATGAATTTTGCGTTTATGCAACAAGGTGGTGTCCTAAAGGATGATGGCATGAACAGAGATCCTGTTAGTGGTAATGAAGTGCCTTCTGGTAGTATGGCTAAAGAGGTTAGAGATGATATAGATGCTAAACTTAGTGAGGGTGAATATGTTGTACCTGCTGATGTTGTTCGCTTTCATGGTGTACAGAAGTTTGAAGAACTGCGTAATCAAGCAAAGCAGGGCTTTGGTAGAATGGAAAAGGACGGTAGAATAGGTGGTCAACCTGTAGATGATGACTTTCCTATTCCTATGGATCAGTTACAAACATTTGATGAAGGTGGTGATACTAGCACATACGAACAAACTTTTGGTCAACCTTTTACTATGGGACAACGCTATGGCAGTATGGGTGCTCCACAGAATAGAGGATACGAACTCATCACTTACACAAGTCCTGATGGCAAACGAACCATAGTTATACCACACTTCAACGGTAAACCCATGAGTGCTGTGCCTACAGGTTTTACTGAGCAAGGTGGAGCAGGTGCTACGGCAGGTGGTAGTGGTGTTGGCATGACAGATGATGAGGATAGAATTGATGACATGGAGGCACAACGTCTAAGAAATATAGATCAGCCTGTTACAATAGATCCTTTGATGCAAGCACAGTTAGATAAAGACAGACAGTTAACACAACCAAAAGCTGTTGAAAGCTTTACAGGAAAAGATTTTGCTGACTATTATAATCAAACACAAGGTTTTGGCATAGATGATATAGCTAGAAATGTTCCTCTTCTTGGAGGTCTAATGTCTATGCAAGATGATAATATAAGAAAGGCAGCATTAAAAGGTTTACAGGATGGGACATTAAAGATAGGCAGTGAAGATGAATTTAACGCTATAAAAAGTCTTGTGACCACTGCTCCTCAACAAAGTTTTCTCTCTAAGTTATTTGGTGCTAGAGAAGATTTTACAGCACCTACAGGGCTACCAGAAACTTTTGCAGACTACAATAAAGGTAAACCTATAGGAGCAGATTTAGGTCCAGATAAATTTGTTATGGATTATGGCTTTGTGCCTACAACAGCAAACACTAAAGCTGAGTTAGATGATCTACCTGCTAATACAATCTTGTCTCCTGATAATGCTACAAACATAATAAGAGACATGGGTAAAAACATGCCGTTCAAAGGCACTATGTCTGAGAACATATCAAAAGCCATGCTTGGTATAAGAGAAAAAGAAAAAGTAGATCCTATAACAAAAGAAAAGAAAACTGTGGCTGTTGTAAATTCTCCAGAGGGAGAAAAAGAGTTAGATGCTAAAACAATGAGAGGTTTTGTTAATAATGCAGAAACAATACAGCAAAGTGTTTTAGATCTTACTGCAGGAAAAAGAGCAGATGGATCACCTGATACTAGCAGACCCATTGGATCTGGACCTCCAAGTGTAGAAGAGATATTTAATGAATTACATGGTTTTGATAAAGGAGGTCTTGCCTCCAAACCTAAGCCAAAACCAAAACGTAAGCGTACCACCAAGAAAGGACTTGGTGTTAAAACGAAGGCGACCTGATGAAAATCAGCCCCAACAATAGGAGTAATTATTATGCCAGAGTTAGAGAACGTAGAAAAAGTAAAAGTAGCAGGATTCGTTGATCCTCGCCCACGCAAAAACAAAAACGCAGAGCGTATCAAAAAAGATGAGGAGGAACTGCAAGAGCTTCTCAAAGCCAAAGAGCAAGGAGATAATCCTGCTGAGGAGGTCAAAGAAGCATCTGCTCCTGAAAAGGGAGAGGAAGCAACAAAAGAGGATGCGAATCTTTCAAAGGAAGAGCTTTCTTTTAAGAAAAGATACGGTGATCTACGGAGACACATGGCAAGCAAAGATAAGGAGACTGAGGAAAGAATCAAAGCTCTTGAAGATCAGTTGTCAAAAGCTACTCGAAATGAATTGGTTCTACCCAAATCTGACGATGAAATAGCAGCATGGACTAAAAAGTATCCTGATGTAGCAGGTATAGTTGAAACCATAGCTGATAAAAAAGCTCGTGAGAGATCCACTGATCTAGATAAGCGTATGCAGGATATAGAAAAGATGCGAGTGGATGCTGTCAAAGAGAAAGCTGAAGCTGAGTTACTTAAACTACATCCTGACTTTATGGATATTCGTGAGGACGATAAGTTTCACGATTGGGCAGATGAACAACCTAAGTGGGTTCAAGATGCCCTATATGAGAACGTAGACGATGCTAAGTCTGTTGCTAGAGTTATTGACCTGTATAAAATTGACGCAGGTATAAAAACTAAAAAGACAGACAGTAAGTCTGCTGCTTCTGCTGTAGGAACAAGATCTAAGACTGCTCCTCCATCTGACGACTCTAATAATAACTGGAGAGAATCTCAAATAGAGAAGATGTCAGATAAAGAGTATGCTAAGAACCAAGAGTCTATAATGGAAGCAATGCGTACAGGTAAATTTGTATATGATTTATCTGGAGCAGCAAGATAAAAAAGTGTTGACAAGGCATTTTTTCTATATATAACTAACACGTACAAACAAAGATTGTCTGACTACCTACGACAAGTATAGACCCAATCTGTTTGAAATCATGTAATCAAACAATATTGCAACTCTAAAAAAGCGTAGCCTCTATAATCATAAGTTTGTTATATTAACGTCATAACAACTTTTATAGGAGGATTTATTATGGCATTTCAAACAACGTCAGGTTATGGCAATTTACCTAACGGTAATTTTTCGCCAATAATCTACTCGAAACAAGTACAGCTTGCGTTTCGTAAATCGACTGTTGTGGGTGACATTACAAATTCTGACTACTTTGGTGAAATCGCAAACCAAGGTGATACAGTCAGGATTATTAAAGAGCCTGAAATATCAGTCAAACAGTACGCACGAGGTACACAAGTTACTGCACAAGATTTGGATGACGAGGACTTCCAACTTGTCGTTGATAAAGCTAACTACTATGCTTTTAAAATGGACGACATTGAGGAAGCTCACAGTCATGTAAATTTTATGCAACTCGCAACTGACAGAGCTGCGTACAGACTTGCTGATCAGTATGACCAAGAAGTTCTTGGCTACATGTCTGGTTACGCACAGTCTGCTATTCACTCTGTTGCTGACGGTGTAAACAGCACAGTCAACGGCACAAAAGCAGTAAGCACTGCAGGATCTGATGAACTTCTTACTTCAATGAAGTTAAGGAAGGACTCCTTTGCTAGTATTACTACTTCATCAGCAGGTGATCACGCAATCCCTGTCCAAAACCTAGCTTCAGGTGCAACATCTGTTTCAACAGCATCAATTACACCTATGGTTCTTATCAACAGAATGGCTAGACTGTTGAATCAACAGCAAGTTGATACACAGGACAGATGGTTGGTTGTTGACCCAATCTTCATGGAACTTCTTGGTGACGAGAACTCCAAGTTGGTAAACGCTGACTTCAACGCAGCCGAACTAAAAAATGGACTTGCCCTAACTAGCATTGCAGGATTTAGACTATACGTGTCTAGCAACCTACCTGCTGTTGGAACAGGTGCAGGAACATCAGGAACTGCAAACCAAAACTCTAACTATGGAGTACTAGTTGCAGGTCATGGTTCTGCCGTTGCGACTGCTGAACAACTCAGCAAAACCGAAACATATCGTGATCCTGACAGCTTTGCTGACATTGTTCGTGGTATGCACTTATATGGTAGAAAGATCCTCCGACCAGAGGCTA